CTTTCCTGAGAGAAATAGCGCTCCGAACTGTCTCAAGAAACCGTGCACCAGCCCAAAGGTTAGTGCACCCAGCCATGCTGCCCACTCGGGCGGAAGACGCATCGCGATGAGTAACAGTAATGAGCCGGAAGCAAAGAGCGTTGCGAGAACCGCGCTTAGCCCTTCAGGATAGCGATCGGCCAGCCGGCCGCCAAGCCACTGACCAGCGGCCATAAGGAGCAAATAGGCGGACAGAACGAGCGGAAAAACAATCGTCGCCATGGTGAAATAGTTAACTACCACACGGAAGAGAGCGATCTGAAGCGCGAGCGTTCCGAAGCCAAACGCAATCGCCGCCAACCCGTGCCATATCCGAACTGACGCCGGCTCGAGGAGAGGCGCGGACTTTGGCGATGCGCCACCACGCCGAAGGACTACGAACAACGCAATGCCGATGAACAGGTTTAACAGCGCGGCAATCGTTGCCGTGCCACGCGGGCCCAACGCCTCGATGAGAACCAGCCCGCTTATAAGCGCGCCAAAGGATGCCCCCAGTATATTGAGGCCGTATAGCCATCCGACTGTTCGGCCAAGATTGTCAATTCGGTCGCGGGCGAGATGGATGATGAGCGGCGTGGTCATTCCCATGCCAATGACAGGCGGAGCGAGCAGTAAGAAATTGAGCGCTGCGTCCATTTCCACGGAGCTCGGACCCAGGGTGGCCCACCAGCTGTTCGCGGTGCGAAGCAGCGGAATTGAAAGCAATCCATACAGGCCAACGCAGATTTCGATTGCAGCGTAGATAAGAGCAAGCGGCGCATGAGATTTGGATAGGAAGCGCCGCGCAAGTTCTGCACCTATGCCGAGGCAAATCATGAAAATTGTGACCACGAACACTACAGAAATCGCGTCCGAGCCGATTACCTGGGTTAACACTCGCTGCCATGCGACTTGATATGCCAGAGCTGAAAAGCCTGACGCGGTGAAGGCCACAGCAATCAGCCGACGGAGTGTTCTGCTCGTCATTTGTGGGGAACTCCGAATAGTCAAATCGCATGGCGCTGGCTATTACGATAAGCTCAAAGCTGCGACGCTTACGTCCAGATATCTGAACAGCGCTATCACCGCAATCGCCGCTCCGTAGCTATTGCGTCGACATCTCGGTCAAGATCAAAGACCAGAACGCCTGAAATCTGCTTCGACCAATCGAGATCGAATTGCAGCAAAACGCTCACACAGGATAACGATCTGGAGCCTGCTCCGCTGCCCTGTGGTCCAGATCGCTCCTTGTTGGATGGTCCGGACGCTGAATGAGAATTGAAAGCTGATTGGCCTTGCAGTCCGTTAAGCAATTGTTCCGCCGTTTCCGTCGGATCTCGCGACAACAGGCGTTTATATGCACTATCCCGATTTAGGTCTGCGGCGGCGCTCCCACCATATGACAATTCGCCTTCGGAAACGCCGCATGATCGCGAACTCGTATGACAGGATGAGCATTCCTACGGGAATCATCCAGAATCCGAGAACCGGCAAAAAACCGAAAACTCCGAGAATCATCAACGTCACACCTATTGCGATGCGACTCCTGCGTGACCGCGGCATCGTGATGTCGCGCTTGAACACCGAAATCACGCGCCTTCGTGAGTTTTCGTCGGTTGAAGTCTCGAATTCGACCATATTGACCCTTGTTCGGCTCGGATCCTCGCCCTGCTGCACAGTGAAATGATATAAGGCGCGGTAGCTGCACGCCATCATATGAGGCGTACGGTCGCAATTTCGAGGCGGCAGAGCAATTATTCGCAAAAATGCGATAAGAGTGCTTTGCAAAGCTGAAACTGGTTTGCTATAGGCAGCCACGTTCAATCGAGCCGCTGTTCCCCGGTAGCTCAGTGGTAGAGCAACCGGCTGTTAACCGGTTGGTCGCTGGTTCGAATCCGGCCCGGGGAGCCATTTCTTTCCAAAGCCGAATTATCGTAAGTAGCTGAAATTGCTCCGATAATTCGGCTTTTTCCTGAATATTCCAGCCAGCATTGACCAAATTTGCTGCACACTGCGCTGCACATATTGCCATACAGGGCAGTTGCGCGCATGGTGATGGCATGAACGTCAAACGCCGCAACAAGACCTTTCACCTGATCAAGCGTGTCCCGAAGCGCTACCAGCCAATTGAGCCGCGCGCCGTGGTCTGGATCAGTCTTCACACCGATTCTGAGACCGTCGCCCGCCAGAAGGCTCCGACCGCTTGGGCGCATATGATAGAGGCATGGGAAGCCCGCCTTGCGGGCGATAGCGAGGACGCCGAACGCCGTTTCGAGGCGGCGCGGGAACTCGCCCAAGTCCGGGGCTTCCGCTATCTCGCCGCTGATCGCGTCGCCAAGCTGCCCGAAAAGGAATTGCTGGCGCGGGTCGAGGCCGTTCCGATGCCCGAAGGCGAGCCGGACGAAATAGAGGCGGCCGCCGTGCTCGGCGGCGCGAAGGAACCGCCCATAACGGTTGAGCGTGCGCTTGAACTCTACTGGACGCTGGCGAAGGACCAGACATTCGGTAAGAGCGAGGACCAGCTTCGCCGTTGGAAGAATCCGCGAAAGCGCGCCATCGCCAATTTCGTGAAGATCGTCGGCAACAAGGAAATCGCCTCGATCACGCCCGACGACATGCTCGACTTCCGCCAGTGGTGGGTTGAGCGGCTGGAAACCGAAGGACTCACGCCGAACGCCGCTAACAAAGACCTGATCCACGTCGGCAACGTCCTGAAGACCGTCAACAAGATGAAGCGGCTCGGGCTGGTCTTGCCCTTGGGCGATCTCGCGTTCAAGGAAAACAAGAAGCGTGTGCGGCCGCCCTTCTCCGAGGAATGGATCAAGACCAAACTGCTCGCCCCCGGAGCGCTCGACGCGCTCAACACGGAAGCGCGGTGCATCGTGCTCGGCATGATCAACACGGGCTATCGCCCCAGCGAAGCGGCCGGACTTCTGCCGGAGCACATTCGCCTTGACCATGCCGTGCCGCATATCGCTATCGAGCCGGAGGGGCGGCAACTGAAGAATGAGCCATCCCGCCGCGCCATTCCGCTGGTCGGCGTAAGCCTCGAAGCCTTCCGGGCGTGCCCGAAGGGTTTTCCGACCTATCGTTTCAAAGACAAAGTGTCGGATACCGTCAACAAGTTCCTGCGGGAGCATAGGCTTTTGGAAACGCCCGACCACTCCCTTTACAGCCTGCGGCACTCTTTTGAAGACCGAATGCTTGCCGCCGGAGTGGACGAGCGAATCCGCCGTGACCTGTTCGGCCATCAGCTTGACCGCGAACGATATGGTATGGGCGCGACACTCGAACACAAGCGGGACATCCTTCAGGCCATTGCTCTTTGAGCGGCGGCAATCGCCCGCGCCCGTGCGACGGGATCGGCCGTTTCCCGCGCTTCGACTTCCTTGTCCAGACGCTCGAAGATCGGCGCATATACCGGATTTTTGGCGACAAGCATCGCCACCTTCGCGCGGGCTGCGCGAAGACGTTCCAATTCCTCTTTCATGACAACCAACTTTCAAAAGCTGGCTGGTCCCTCGAAGCTCCACAGGCGCGCGGGGTCAGGAATCCACGCGCCTGCGGTTAGTCAGATCAGCTTGACGTTGACCGTCCCGCTGGGGTTGGCGGCGGCCGTGACGGCCACGCCGATAAGGGCGTTGCCGCCCTCGCCATCGTCCGACGTGACCAGTTTCGCGGCCGCGTCGTAGTAGACGGAATCACCGATGGCGAAAGCGTCGGTCGAGACCTTGGGCAGATCGAACACGCCTTCGGTCACGAGGTCGAAGTCGGCCCCGCTCTCCGCGTCATCAGCGGCGACGCCGTGAATTTCGCCTATCACGACGACTTCGCCGGAAACGATGGCGGCGGGTGCGGGGAGCGTCAGATTGACGCCCGGTTGGATGAAGTTCTTCATGGTCAGAGTCCTTTCGAGGTCCTGAAATGGATGGTGGACGGGGCGGCCCGGCGAGCCGCCGCAATGGCTGAATCGGCCGCCGCCAGCGCGGCGGCCATCTCCCGGTCGGAGCGGTATTCCACTTCCTCGCCGTTCTGGTCGCGGAAGCGGCGCACGCCCTGAAGGCGCGCTTCAAAGAGCGCGTCACGCCACTTGATCAGATCAGCGAGCGAAGCGGCCATGGTCACTCTCCCGGATTGCGGACAGCGCCGCGCCAATCGACCGCGCCCGCTCCGAAATCGAGATAGACGCGATATTCGACCGACAGGGTTTCCCAGCCCTCACGGCTCGCCATCTGCGGCCCCGGAGCCGACGACAGGTAGCTGTATTCCAGCACCGGCACCGTCGCCGGGTCAGCGAAGAGGAACCATTGATCGTCGGTGATACGCGGCTCGACCGCGAGCGTGAGCTTGCCCGCGAACGGGTTCACGTCGTCGGTCGTGGTCGCGTTGATCGCCGTCAACAGCTTCTCGGCGGTCGTTTCGAGTTCTGGCCCGACTACAAGGAATTTCGGCGTGACCGCGATCACAGTCTTGCCGTCCAGCCCCTTGCGGGTCCGAAGGGCAAGCCGGGCGTCCGAAAGGCTCTCTTCCGACAGGGCCGCCCCGGTCAGAAGGTTGCCGTGGTCGGCGTGGAAGAGGCGCTTGCCATCCTCGCCCATGACGGGACCCGCGCCGTTGGACTGCGAAAGCAGGGTCCAAAGAAGCGCGGCTTCCGTCTGCGCGGCGGCCTGCCCGGTGGCGTTCGCCCAATCGTTGAACGCTCCAAGGTCGTCATTCACAAGCGCCTTGCGGCTGATCGCGAACAGCGCCGCATAGGTATCCAGCGCATAGGACTCGGCCGCCTCGCCGCGCGTAACGGATTTGATCTCGCCCGACTCGCTGACCTTCTGAAGCGCGCCAAGCTCACCCAGCCGGAGCGAAGAGCCCGACCGGAAGTCGGAGCGCGTGCCCTGCCGTGCCAGCGCCTTCAGCGGCGACGCGGCGGCCGTGTAGGACGCCATGAGCGTGCGGCGGCCGACTCCGGTCAACAGGTTCGGAAAGTCGCTGGTCGTATGCATGGCGGCGCGGAAAAGCTGGTCAGCGTCCATGCCACGAGTCGACTGCCCGCGCGCCTCCACGCATTCGCGGGCGAAGTCCCGGAGCGTGTGGCCCATGAACGGCCGGGCGGCGTCGGTCGGCGTGCCGCCTGCAACGCGGACATGCAACGCCTCTTCCATCGCGCGGACGCGGGCGGCCGGGTCTTCGGCGGCCGGAGCCTGCACGCGGATGCGCGGCGTGTTGCGGGACCGGGCAAGCATCCGGTCGAACAGGTCGGCGCGAATCTCGGTCTCGGTCATTTCCGAGTCGATATAGGTATCCGCCACTTCCGACGGTTCGCCCGCGTTGCGGACGAGTTCGCGGACAGCGGCACGGGTTTCGGCCGCCGTCGGCTGGGTTTCGATTTCAGGTTCCATGGGAACGCTCCTAATGACAGCGGCCGGGTCGGCCGGGGTTGCGACAAACGAGGCTTCGCGGATACGCGGGACAATGGTGCGGATGCGCTCGCCGTTTTCGGTCGTCTCGACGCGCGAGACTTCGCCGTAACCGATGGACACGCCCCGAAGGACGCCTTCGGCTACCTTGATGCGGACCGACGATGCGTCGTCGGCCTGCGACAAGCGGATGGTCGCCACGAGCCCGGCAGGCTCACGGCGCGCTTCGGTAATCACGCCGACGACGTGCTCGCTGCCGGTCGAACGGTGATTGTCGAGCACGGGGAGCCCGACCAACGACGCGGGATCGACCGACGACAGGTCCAGCCGCTCGACATAGACGCCGCGATGATCACGACGGCGCACGGGTGCGCCGGTCGAAATAACGGCTTCCACTGTCTGCGCGTCGGCGTTGTACGACGCGGGCGTGATCGGGGCGCGGCGAGTCAGCGCCGACAGGTCTTCGGCCATGCCGTGCAGGATCGCGCCCGGCTCGATCTCGACATGATCACGCTCGGGGCGTTCATAGGCAGGCAGGTTACGGGTTCTCGCCATGAGCGGACTCCTTCTCGAAATTCAGGCCCAGCGTCTTTTCGCGGGCGCGGTCTTCAGCGATTTCTTGGTCAAGGTCGGCAATGGACCAGCCGCGTGCGGCGACCAGCTTGCGGCGTGACGTGAGACCGGCGGCGAGTTCGGCCGCATCGGCATTGGCTGCCTTTTCCGGGTCCACCTGCTGCCACGCGGGCGGGAGCCATTCCGCCTTGGGGACCGACTCCACGTCGCCCGTGAGCGCGGCAATCGTCATGACGCCCCGCCAGACGGGATTGAGAAGCTGGGGCACAAGCACGCCGTATTGCACCTGTTCGACACGCTGGCGGAACGGCAGAAGCCCCGCGCGAAGGCTGGAATAGTTCGCATTGGTCAGGTCGCCGGAAAGCATGTGCTCCGGCAGGCCCAGCCCGGCGGCGAGCATCTGAAGATTGAACCGGAGAAAAGAACCGACTTCGTTCGCTTGCTGGGGAGACGAAAACTTGATGTCATATCCGGGCGGGAGACGCCTAACGACGCCCGGTTCAAGGGACACGTCGGACCAGTCGCCGTCGAATGGTTCGCCGGTGCCGTTCTGGTCGGTCAAAAAGCCTGCATGTGAGGCTGCGATCCTTACGCCGACAGCGAGGGCGTCCACGATGCCGTCGAGTTCGTTCGCCGGAACCACGACGGGCGCAAGCCAGCTAACGCCGCGCACCTGCCCGACGCCCAGCGGCTTGAAGACATGAAGGACTTCGGTTGCCGGAACGCGCACCGGGGCGGCGTAGCTGGCGAACACGTCGGAAGGCTTGGCGGGCATGATCCAGTAGGCCACGCGCTCGCCCGCCGCGTTGAACTCCACGCCGTTGACGATATAGCCGCCGTCGGGGAGTTCGGCCGTGCGGGACTCGTCCACGAGTTCGGAGGGGATCAGCCGGAGGCGAAGACCGGCTTCGGTGACGAGCACCTGAATGAATGCCTCACCGTCGATCACGAGCGAGCGGGCAATATCGGCCTGAAGGCCCCAAAAGTCGGTGCGGCCGTCGGCGTCGGCCACGTCCGCCCAATCGTTGAAGAGCTTGACCGCCTCGGCGTCGCCGGTCGGTACGATGCCCGTGCCGACGGCCGCACCGCCCCAATTATCGACGCCGTTGCGGAGGTAAGGATTATTGGCATAGAGCGCCCGCGCCCGGCTGCGGACCAGATGCGCCGCGCCCGCCACTTCGGTCTGGACGCGCCCGAACGTCCCGAAGCCCGACCCGCGACGGCCGCCACCGGCCGCGTCGAAGCGGCGAACATGCCGGCGGCGTGTCGCGCGGTTGAAAAGGCCGAAGAGGCTGGGCAGGCGCACGGGCATCGCAGGTCACTCCGCGTCAAGCAGCCAACGGAGGCGTTCGCCCACGGGGATCGTGAGAGTCGCCAACACTTCCCGCGCAGCTTTGGCAGCGGTGATAATTTCTGCTGCCTCGCCCGTAGGCTGTTCCGTGGTGAAGAAAGTCGTCCGCCGCACTTCGCCATTGACGCGCGTAAGGTTCGTCACGAGTTCAACCGGCTTGCCGTCGCGGGCGGCACGCATCGCCTTAGCAATGCCCGTCATGCCACCAAGGTCCAGCGCCAGCATCGCGTTTGCCGCGTCGCGCAGTCCGCGAACGTCAATCCGCAGTTCGGCCATGGGGAGAAGCAACAGCGCGACAGCGGCCTGTTCGTCATCAAATTGAAGCGGATTGCGCCCGTCGTCTTCATCCAATGTCGTGCGAAGCACCGCCTTCGTCACCATGTTACGAAAAACGCGGTGGAGGCGAGTTCTGGCGTCTTCATCGAGCCCTTCGGCACGAGCAACGCGGTTTGCGAGCTTGGTCGATGTCCACATAGCGGGGTCCCTTCAGTTTCAAGCTGTATCGCACAAATGACGCATCGAGTCAAATTGACACGATAGATCATATATGCGATACGTGAGTTGGCCGGTCGTGGAGTCCGGCCGATGTGCCATGGCCTAGGGTTATTGCCGTGACCCGATGGCTCCTACTGGCCGGGGGCGACTTGCCGCGCTCCCGGCCTTCTTTTTGGAGGATGACGAGATGCGCAAGATTGTGGTGCTGGACGTGATGCCGGACGGTCGGGTTGTTCCGGTCATGCCAGACGATTTGCCCGACTTCACCATGCCGCCGGAAGGGCTCTCCCGGCCGGTTCGGAAGCGTTGGCAGCGACGCTATGACGATTTCCGCGCCCAGTATGCTATAAAGGCAGATGAAGCATGGTATCGCGCGACGCGGGCGGTATTGGGAAAGGCGCTATGAAAAACCCTGAAGATTTCGACATAACATTCGAGCATGGCAATGCCGCCCGCATGCCGATCTATGACCCATGAAGATTTTCGCGATTGTAATGGTCGTCACCATGTTCTTTGCAGGCTGTACGACGGCCGGGCCGATCATCGCACCCTGCACAGGGGCATGTGTCGGACCCTACGATTGAGCTTGTCCAGCATCGCGAGGCTATGCTTGGCGAGTGAGTGACATGATTTTAATACAGTTCGTCCAAGACGGCGGAACGGGCCTATACTTTTGCGGGCAATCAACAGGGAGGCACACGGTGGAATATTTGGTGTACGGGGTCGTAGCGCTGATTGTCATCGGGGTGATTTGGGGCAAAATATCCGACGCTGGCAGTCGGAATAGCACAAAGGACGAACTGAAAAAGCGCTTTCCCGGCGCTGAAAGCTTCGTCTCTAAATTTGACCACAGCTTTCTTGCTGTCGATATAGATGCAGGGATAATTTGTGTTGGCAAGGTCGGAATAGAAGAAGAGCTAGACCCCAAGAAAAGAGAATCTTTGTTCAAGAGCTATCCAATCTCTGACCTTTTTAAGGTGGAAATTGTAGAGAATAATTCAGTCCTGATGAGAACTAATCGCGGCTCCCAACTGGCCGGAGCGGCGCTCGGAGGAGCGGCTTTCGGCGGTGTGGGGGCAATAATCGGCGGTCTCTCCGGGTCAACATCTTCTAAAGAAAAGATCGATAAGCTATCAATGAAAGTATTCATTGATGACAAAAACAGGCCATATCACGAGGTGACATTCTTCAAGGCAGGCGGCGATACGCCTCCTTTGAATCCGAAAAGTGGTTTAGCTGAGTCAATATTTGATCAAGCTAACAAATTGCACGCCACGTTGCTTATGGTGATGCACAGGGCTGAAGCGCAACGGGCGTCTAATCCATAGCATCCGGTCTTACCAGATCGTATATACGGATCGACAAGGCGCCCCGCCAGCGCCCGAGTCGCCTAGATAACCCTCAACGACCCAGCCACGCGCTACGGATCACCTGCGGCGCCCGCTGGGGCATGACCGGCGAGGCCAGTTCCTCTTCGCGGCGGTCGAGGTCCAGATTCACCAGTTGGCGGGCGGCGAGGCTATAGACCACACAGTCGAGGGCTTCCGACCGGCGGCCGGGGATTCGCTCGAAGGCCCTGATCGGCTGACCGCGCGTGTATTTCACGACGCGCTTCTCGGAAGTCAGTTGCTCAAACCAGTTGCCGTCCAGCGTGTCGGAAAAGCGGATGGTCCGCCCGGCTTGAAGCCGGTTCACGATTTGCGACTTCGCCGCGTCTACGCCCACGAGGATCAGTCGGACTTCCCGCGTCTTCGACAACTGCACAAGCGGCCGCTGGAAACCGGGCACGCCCTTGCCTGCGAACACGCGGCGGGTCGTGCGCGGTCGGCAGAACCGATAGACCGCATCGGTATGGCCGCCGCTGCCCGAGTCGATCACGGCCGCGTCGATCTTCAATAGGCCGCCGTTCGGGTGCTTCCAATGGCGGCGTAGAAGGTCGTCAACTTCCGCCCAGGCATCGGGGTCGAGCGGCGAGCCCCATACGATCTCATGGCCCAGCACGAGCGCGTCGCCGGTCTTGGTCCAGCCGGTAGTCGTGATCTCGATACGGTCGTCCTGCACGTCGAGCCCGGCCGTCAGGAGCAACACGTCGGCCGGGATGTTGTCGAGGTTGAACGGCTCGACGCGGCCTAGCAGGGAGTCGCCGTCAAGTTCCTCGCCCGCGTCACGCCATGCCTCGCCCAGCACGACGTTGACGAAGGTCTGAAGCGTGTGCGGGCTCTTTTTGGCTTCCAGAAACTCGGCCGCCAGCTTCGGCCACGCGGCATTCGGCAACAGGCTGATCAGCGCCGATACGCGGTAGCCGTGGTGGCCCTGCACGCCCGGCCGCGTCGCCCGCCACTGTCCTGCGGCGACAAAGGCGGCCTTCTCGGCTTCCTCGACAACGCCCCCGCACGAGGGGCAGGCCCAATGCGCCGTCTCCGGCTGGTCGGGTTGCCAGTGAATGTCCTTCCACCGGATTTCATGGCGGTCGCCGCAATGGGGGCACGGGCACTCATAGACCCGCTGGTCCGATTTTTCATAGGCCCGGAGGATGCGCGACGTGGACTCGTGAACCGGCGTCGAGCCCATGATGATCTTGCGATTGCCGAAGGTCGCCGTCCGCCGTTCCGCCAGTGCCACGGGGTCGCCCTCGCCGCGCACGTCAACCTCGAAGGCATCCACTTCGTCGAGTAACAGCACGCGGGCGGTATGGCCGCGAAGGTTGCGAGGCGCGCGGGCGCTGACCAGCTTCAAACTGCCACCGGGGAAGCGGCGGGAATAGAGCGTGTCGCGGTCGTTGACGTTCGCCGTGAGCGCGGCCCGGAGCGCGGGTGACTCCGCGAACACGGGCTCGATGTTGCCGACCATGAGGTCACGGCAATCTTGTTCGGCGGGCAGCACGACGAGGATAGGCCCCGGATCGTTGGCCGTGTAATGGCCCAGTGCGGCCACGGCCAATTGCGTGTAGCCGATGCGGGCAGACTTCAGGAGCGTGACGCGCTCGACGGCCGGGTCTCCCATGCTGCGGGCGATGTCCACCTGATGCGGCCATAGACGCATACGACCGGGGTGCGCGGCGAGGCTCGACGGCAACACGATGTTGGCCTCCACCCAATCGGCGAGGTCGAGGCGCTGGGGCGGCCGGAGCGAGGCCATAGCCTCGCGACGTAGAAGAGCAAGATCAGCCATTCGCTAGCGCCTCCAATGCGGCCCTGATTTCCCGGTCGAGGCGGTCGGCCGTGGCGCGGTCCACCGGTAGGCGCGACGGAATGGCGAGCATCGCCGCGCGGACGTCGGTCAGGATCGCCTCCCACGTCGCCTTCACGTCGGCGGCCGCCACAAGCTCGCCTCGGGTGACGGCGTTGCGGATGGCCTCCCGGTCGGCCTGTTCCCGAACGAGGCGGCGGCGTTCGTCGGCCAGTGCCGGGTCGGCCGACTTCCTGCCAGCGGGGTTTTGCCGGAGATAGCGGATATAGGCCCGGACGGCTTCGCGCAGGTCATAGCGCCCCTTGCTCACACGAGGGATTGCACCGCTGCGGGCGAGCGCCACCACGCGCGCCTCCGTCAGGTCGATCATGTCGGCGAGCGTGGCGGCGTTCACCGTCGGTTGCTTACCCACAGGCCCCACAAGAGCGGCGTAGGTGTCTGCATGGTCGCTGTCAGTAAATTCCATTTTCTCGATTCCTAATTTTCCTCAAAGCCTGCCACGCCGGGGCTCCGCGCGCCCCGCGATGGCCCCCGCCGGAGAGGGACCCAGCCCGTTGTCCCGTTTGTCCCGTTGCTGCCGGTTACTGGCCTATGCGTGTGTGTGCGTATGCGCCTGCGCGCGCGTGTAGAACACAACCGGACGGAACGGGACAAACGGGACAGATCGTTTAGAAACAATTGGTTAGAACAATTCATCGGTATCCCTCACGTCGTCACGCACACGCAATCCACGGTAGCCGCGCTTCCGTTCGCGACCGACCTTTTCCGCCACACGGAATCCACGCTGGGAAAGGGTCTCCGCAAAGGTGCCCTTCTTCGTGCCGGGATCGTCTCCCAGCCCGTAGGCGTATCGAGACCACGAGCGCCAAAGATTGTCGGACGTGTCCGCGAACTCCGGCCCTACCTCGCAACGGTCGGCAAGCCATTGCGCGAACGTATCCTCCGCATCGAAATACGCTTGCGTCGCCGCATCCATGACGGGCGGGATCACGAGGCCGTTCGCCTGCCAGTCGAGGCAACCGGCGATCAGCCACGACAGGATTCCCGGCCATTCCGCTTTCAGCTTTTCGGGCAATTCCGGGTCACGCCGGGCAGGCTGATGGTCGAAGGGCAAGATCAGGAAGCGGCGTTTGATGGCCGCGTCAACGTCCTTCAGGCTGGGGCGGTTGTTGCCGAAGATGGTCAGCTTGAACTCGGGCAGGAACTCGAAATCGTCTTGCCGCATGAATCGCGCGGTGATGGTGTCCTGCCCGGTCAAATTCTTGATCCGGTTTTCCGCCCATGCCTTGCCCTTCTCGGTCTCGGAAGCCCGTGCCATGCGAGCGCCCCGGAGCCGGGCAAGTTCGGTCGTGTGGCGCTCGTGGCGCGACGCCGTGAGTGTTTCCATGCCGACGTTGACGGCATAGTCGCCTAGAATGTCGCCAATGGTGTTGATGGCCGTGCCCTTGCCGGAGCCGCCCGGCCCGTAGACGAAAACGAGCTTCTGTTCCTTCGTCTCGCCGGTCAGGCTGTAGCCGCCCCATTGCTGAAGGAATCGGATCGCGGCCTTGTCGCCCGCCAGCGCTTCGTCAAGGAAGGCCAGCCAGCGGGGGCAATCCCGCTCCGGCTTGAACTGGTCGAGAGGCGCAACGGCCGTCACGCGGCTGATACGGTCGGCAGGATGCCCCGGCCGGAGCTTGCCCGTGCGAAGGTCCACCGTGCCGTCGGGCGTGCCTAGAAGCATCTTGTCGCGGTTCCACACGTCGGACGTAACGGCGAACTCGCGAACGGTCCTAGCGCCGCGCTCGATGGCCTCCCATGCCGACACGCGCTTCAGCGCCTTTGCCTTGGCGTCGCCCGTGGCGAGCTTCACGGACTCGTCGCGGGCATAGTGCAAGGCGAGCTTGGTTTCCTCGCGCCGCCAGTAGCCATCGAACCGGAACCACTTGCCTGCATGGTGATCGAACAGAAGCTCGCCATCATAGCGTTCGGTGAAGGCCCGGATCACGCCGTCTTCGTCGCGAAGGTAGCTGCCGAAGGGCACGTCCACCATGTCGTCGGTGAAGAGCCCGAACATGCGTTCCAGATCGCGCCAGCCGAAGCGGTCGGCGAGATTGAGAATGTGCTGACCAGTCCGCACGCGGCCCGTCGAGCGGCGAAAAGACTCCCATGCCGCCGTCGTCGCCTCTTCGTCATAGCCCTGCCAGCGGGCCGACCACTCGTGCCATGCTTCGGAACCTTCGGCCGATCCGCCCGAAGCGTGGTGAAGCGACATACCGATTTCCAGCCACCAATCGCGGGAGTCGTTCTCCGCGATGCTGCCATCGTTCGGGATCGACATAAGGGCGTCACGGATGACGCGGAACGGGCGGCCGCTCGATTCGCCACCGCTGGCCTTGCGCTTGCCCTTGAACCGTTCCGCCTGCTCCACCAGCCAAAGCAGGTCGTCGAGCGGCACAAGCCGGAGATAATCCCCGACCAGCCCGGAGCCGTATTCCTGCCCCGTCACAGCGTAGTAGGCGGCTGACAGGTGAAGCTCGACGCCGTGATGCGCGCCCTTCATCCACGAGCCCTTGTGTTCGATGGCAAGGGCTTTCCGCGCGGCGTCCAGATCGGCAACGCGAAAGAAAGCCTTCACGCCGTTCCCGCTGGGGCTGATCTCCGCATAGGTGTCGAGCCGGTCGAGGATGGTTTCCGCCCAAGGCTCAAGCACGCCGTCCTTCAGGCAACCGTCAAAATCGACGCCGCACAAACCCTCGCCCAGCACAATGCCAACGCCGGGCTTCCATCCGGTCTTGCGAATGCCCTTGGCGCGCTTCTCGGCTTCGGGCCGCGTGCCCCATGTCGCGGGCTTGGTATTCGACGCCGGGCGGCCCGTGCGGGGAGCGAGCGGTTGCTTGTTGATCTTGCCATCTTTGCCCGGCTCGCCAGTGTAGAAAACCCAGCGTTTCGACGGGCTAAAGCTGGTCAAGGTATCGTAGTTATGATATACAGTTTCGGTCAT